TTACCCAACTAGCGATATCCCTCTGATTCCTCCTTCAATAATACTTCCCCTATCAGCCGTCTCAATAAAATCAGCCCACCATTGCATCATAGGGCGTCTTTGCTCTAGGTAATCACTGCGGTTATAGGCGCGTCTCACTTCGTTTTTATCAACGTGCGCGAGGGCGGCTTCGATAACATCAGGAGGGAAGCCTTGTTCATTGAGTGCGGTGCTGGCAATTGAGCGAAGACCGTGAGAAACCAATACACCACCGAATCCAGCGCGTTTTAATGCAGCATTGACGGTTTGGCTGTTCATCGGTTGAGTAGGCTTGATACGGCTAGGAAAGATAAACTCACGATTACTGCTGAGTGGTTTCATTAGTTCTAAAATAGCTAAAGCTGCGTCAGATAATGGAACTGTGTGTTCACGGTTCATCTTCATTCTGGCAGCGGGTATCTTCCATTCCTTAGTTTCAAAGTTGACTTCGTCCCAACGAGCTTCAGCGGCTTCGGCAGGGCGCGAGATGGTAAGCAGTTGCCACATAAACAAGCATCGAGTTGATAGGCTAATACTAGCTGTACGCATTGTCTGCATGAGCTTTGGTAGCTGATCAGGAGGAATACTTGGCATATTCTTTTTCTTGGGTTTTTCAAAAGCTTTGCCAATGTTGATACTTGGAACGGCATCAATTAAGCCAGTATTTTGAGCATAGATCATCACTTCGTTAATGCGCTGACATAGGCGACGAACCGTTTCTAGCGCACCTCTAGCTTGAACCGGTTGTATTGCTTGGACCAATATATGCGCTTTGATATCAGTAACGCTGATGTCACCAATGGCAGGGAACACATCTCGTTCAAGTGAACGCCAAATATCGTTACCGTAATCTTCGGTTACGGTGGACTTCTTCACTTCCCACCAACGTTCAGCAACTAGTTGAAAGGTATTTGCCTTAGCTTCTAAGGTGTTACGGACTTGCTCTTTATGGTGATCTTGTGGGTCTATCTGCTTAGCGAGTAGTGTTCTTGCTTCAAGGCGGTAACTACGTGCATCAGCAAGACTGACGGCAGGGTAAGATCCAAGGCTCTTTTTAGCTCGTTTTTTAGTGAGAGGGCGAATGTAGCGAAATGACCACAACTTGCTGCCATTGGATTTAACCAATAGTTCTAATCCATCGCCATCATAGAGGACATAATCACTTTGTTTTGGCTTTGCTGCGTCGATCTCTTTTGCTGATAAGGGTTTGGTTTGTCTTGCCATTTTTGATGTTCCATTGTTTTTAGGCACCTCAAAAACTATAAAGGTTAACGAGGTGCCTATCAAGGTGCCTAAGATGATTGGATTTAATTAGGTGACATCAGACTGCGCAGGACATAAAAAAGCCCGCAACTCATTGAGTTAGCGGGCTTTTCAGTCTTCTTTGGACGTCCTTAGAAGATAATTTGGTGGAGCTGGCGGGAGTTGAACCCGCGTCCGAAATTTCTACATTCTCTCTAGGGGGTATATAAAACAATAGGTTATGTTAATAATCAAATAGTTACATGTCAGTGGTTAACAATGATTGACAGCCATTAACACCCTATATGGACATTTTGTGGATCATGTTAGCGCTTGAACAAAGAAAGTGAAAGGTGAAATTACTAATTATTCATCAAGAGCAATTAAAGGGTTTTTCGTTATGGCATCCTCTAAATGACTAGGAGCAAAATGTGCATAAATCATTGTCATTTTGATATCAGAGTGACCAAGAATATCTCTCAAAACTAAAATATTGCCTCCGTTCATCATAAAGTGGCTTGCAAACGTATGTCTTAGAACATGAGTGCATTGACCGTCTGGTAATTCAATTCCTACTTTATTGACAGTTCTTTCGAATGTTTTACGGCAAGGGGTAAATAGCTTTCCACGCTTTTTAGGTATTTCGTCATACAGTTCTTTTGAAATAGGAACAGTTCTTACTTTTTTACTTTTGGTGTTTTTATAAGTAATGCGATAGGGAGTAACTTGGCTGCTTTCTAAATTTTCGGCTTCACTCCAACGGGCTCCAGTAGAAAGGCAAATCTTAGCTATCATTAAAACACTCTCACTTTTAGATTCAGCTAAGGCATTGAGTAGGAGCTTGATTTCATCTTTATATAAAAAAGTAACCATACTTTCATCAACCTTGAAAGTAGGTAGGCCTGCAAGTGGATTAGGTAAAGACCAATGCCCAAGTTTTTTTAGTGTTCCAAATACAGCTGATAGATTACGTTGCTCATGATTTACAGTAACAGGCTTTATTTCCATGCAACGTCCGTTAACATCAGGTATTTCACCTTTTAAACGACCTTCACGGTATATGCTAAAATCAGATGCAGTTAGTTGTGATGCAATTGGATCACCAAGCCCAGCACAGATAGCCTTTAATTTTGACATCATACGGTCAACATCTGTTAAGGTTCTGCCGTATAAGTCATGCCATTGGTTAATTAAATCTGATAGTCGCCTGTTATCCTGTTTTTCGCCCAGCCAAGGCTTATCCTCCATTTCTCCAAGGATAAATTTTTCATAGGAAAGAGCTTCACCTTTAGTCACAAATTTTTTTCTGATGCGTTTTCCATTAACGCCATTAGGCCTAATGTCACAAAGCCATTCACCAGATTCTGTTTTTCTTACTGTCATTTTATTTATTGGTTTTCAACAATAGTAACAACACGACCTAACACAGTGAGGTCTTCTAAATCACAATCAAAGGGAATACCAACACCTGAGACACGGACTTTTTTGATAGGAATTCGTGTTAAATCTCTAATGCTTATTTTTCCTTCGATATCAACTAGCCATTTACCGTCAAATATGTCGCTAAATTTTTTATCAATAATGTAATAAGTGTTGTTTTCTAAAACACTTATCGGTTCGTTGGGTAGGGGGGATGTGTTCTTGAACATGACTTTATCAAACATTACATTGCTTGCTTGAGTTAGTTCGCCATTAATTAGTTTGAAATTATTCAGTTTTAACACATCAACTTTTGAATTTTCAAAAGGTTTACCTTTGCCAAATGTTAGCCATTCTAAATTTGCCCCAGTTTCTATTGCACAGCGTACAACCATATCAGCTGGAAAAACGGCACGTTTATAGCGTCCAGATATTCCACTAGACCCCATATTGAAATGGTCAGCCATCTGCAATTTAGACGAAAAACCATAAGCTTCCATTATTCTATCTAAAACGCTTGCATTGTCTGGGCATGAAATAAAATCAAAAGATTCACTCATCAAGTGCTCCAAATCTCTCGTTTGGTGAGATTAACTCACAAATTGCATTGACATCTCACGAATCGTGAGTTAAATTCTCACGTATCGTAAGTTAACAGTGGTTAGCAGTAGTCAACAGTAATTAACAGTTATAGGAGATTTTGCCTTATGAATAAGATTCAGGCAATAAATTCACAAACAGAGAACCGTTGGGTGCCTTTAAAGTCGTTTTGTGAACGTACAAACATCAAAATTCGCACTGCAAGGTTTTATGTCAGCACTGGAAAATTAAAAATTAAGCCAAAAGAAAAAAAGAATGATCGTGTTTTTATCGATTGGCATGCTTGGAACAGCAAGTAGGAATTTCACGATTGGTGAAATTCAGTATTTGTATTGTGAAATATAGAATGAGTAAAAGCTATGTTTGATTATCAAGCTTCCAAACAAACACACTTTGATAATGCGTGTCGTGCTTTTGCGATTGCTCACAAAGGTGACCTTGTTCAGATAGCGGAAGCAATCGGCATGAATGCGCAAATGTTGCGTAACAAGTTAAACCCTGAGCAACCGCATAAGTTTACTTGGGATGATTTAATCAAAGTTACAGATGCAACAGAAGACGCAACTTTAATTGATGGTTTATTAGAGCAGCTTCAATGCCAGCCGTCTGTACCTTTGAATAATGCAAGTGAAGGAAATTTCCCTGCACATATTCTAAATGCAACGGCAGAGGTCGGAAAGTTAGCAAGCCAAGCGGTTTTAGGTGGTCATATTAATAATGCCCGTTCCGCTGAAATTAAACAGAGCGTAAATAATGCGATCCGTTGTTTAGCATTAGTTGGTGTGACAATTTCAGCCCGTTTACATTCATCCCCTGCGTTTGTATCAGCAATTGATACCGTTGTGGGATTCAGTCAAGTAATGGTGTGATTATGACTCAAGCACATAAACAGCAGTACAAGTATAAAGTCACTGGTGACTCATTTAAACGTTTAGAAGAAATCAGCGTAAACAAAAAAGATAGTTCATTAAAATATATTTTTCCCGTTATTTTGTTCGCAACTGTTTATTTAATTTCTAGAATATAGGTGATTACTATGCAACAGAATCCAGCAATACTTGAGCAACGTTACATGCCAATGTCTATAGGTCAGCGTGTACACGGTATCAATAAAGTATGTGAAGTTAAATCTAAAACGTCGGGATTAGAGAATAAAGAATTAAAATCATTTATAAAAGAAATGCGTGACCGTTTTAATGAAGACCATGCAAATAATAAACAGCTTTTAGCTATTATATTTTTCATGGCTGAAATTGATAAGTCTAGACATGGTTGTCAATTTGAAGATTTCACTTCAAAAGAAATATTTAATATTGTTAAAGCCATTAATTATATTAAAGGCTCAAGCGCCTTATTACCTAAAAATTTAACCTTACCACTCAACTAAATAATACCCAATTAAATAAATGACGTTAGCACGTCAGGGAATCTTACACTCTAAATTTAGGAATTAAATAAATGAATATACCAGAACCAACATTCACACCTGTATTAGATGCGACTTCAAATGATGCGATTTTAATTGATGGTCATATTAACTGGAATCGTAACGATGAACGCAAAGTTTGCAATGACCGTTACGCTTCTCGCCTGCGTAAGCTTCAAATGTATGTGCTGCAAGAAAAACCAGATTATGCAGCAATCAGCCAGTTACTAGAAAGCGAAATTAGTCATATTGAAAATCAGGAAACATCCAATCGATACGTTGAAAAGTATATGGTCAAAAATGAGCAGTTCTAAAACTGCTCTTAATAATCATTTAAATGTGAATTGGCTGTCGTACTTACCTGGGCTTAAATTATCGGCAAACAAATCCGTTAAGCCTAATGCAGCCAATTTATCAACTAAGCTAAGGTATGAGGACATTCCATATGTTGTTATCACTCTATAGATTTCTCCATTTTCATTTTCAATTGCAACCACCATCGGCCCTCCTCCCAATTCATTTTTTGATACTTTTTTAGCTATTTTGGAGATTTTTTCCTCAAGTTGACTTCGCTTGATGTTATCAATGTATGAATCGTCCATGGTAACTCCTCTATGAGTTTTAGAAAAATACTGAATATGCTGAATCATTATCACAGATATACCAACAAAAAAGAATTAACTAAACATCACGGACTAACAAAATGAGCTCGAACCAAGAACACAATAGCGACGTATATATTTCAATACGTCGCCAACAAGAAGAAAATAAGCCAGAGTTGCCAAAATCAGCGACTCTGGCTGAACGCATTATGTGGGATGCTAATAAAGATGATGCTGAGTGGCGTCATGAAATTATTTCGCATGTTCCCGATTTCCTATCAATTTACTTTGCCACTAAATACGCACGCCTTTTTAATCAAAAGGGTCGTCGTCGTGCCAATGAGTTTTTACGCAAAACCGCTAAGAATGTATTGCCACGATTCGAACGGGTCATGAAACAGTATGAGTTTAAGCATCGTGTTTCAGGTGATAGACCATTCCCTTTTATTGAACAACTCGAAAATATTGCGCAGTTAGATAGAACGGTTATCAAAACCTTAGCAAATGATATTGCCAGTTTTATGAGTGATAACTATGAAGCTGCAACAAAGCAATACGCCAACAGCGACCCAAAAGATGAATGTGAAGCCCGTCAGCGTCTTGATAAAACTTACGCTTTCCTTGCTAAATTAACATTGCAGTCGGGCACACAGCCGCCATATTGGCAGCAATTTATTAAAGGCAGAATTAAACCAAGTGAAGATAAACTTTGCGCGGCATTACTTCGCATGTTTGATGCTGCTTGGTGGTATCGTCGCTTAAAGCGTTTATGTGACCTTAAACGTGAGCACCTTGCTATCGCTATTGGTCAAGTTCAAAAATCCGCATCCCCTTATGTTTCAAAAACAACCTTGCATCGCTGGGTAGAGCAAAAGCGTTCAAACTGGCAATTTCTTAAAGACTTTGAATTAGAAGACGAAGACGGCAACCGAACTGAACTTACAAAAATGGTTTTAGGTAGCGTGGCAAACCCTGCTGTTCGTCGTTGTGAGTTAATGGCACGCATGCGCGGGTTTGAAGACCTCGCTAATGAAATGGGCTGTGATGGTGAATTTTACACAATGACAGCTCCATCAAAATACCATTCAGCCTATCAAGCGGGTGGTTTTGTTGATAATTGGAACGGATGTGATCCAAGAGCAACCCAAAAATATCTATGTAAAACGTGGGCGAAAATACGTGCGGCTTATAGCCGTGCGGGTATCCGTGTTTTTGGTTTTCGTGTTACTGAGCCGCACCATGATGGTACACCGCACTGGCATATGTTGCTGTTTGTTATGCCTGAACATAAAAAACAATTGCGTTCTATTTTTAGTCACTATGCACGTTTAGAAGATAAAGACGAACTTACTACACCTAAAGCATTAAGAGCCCGTTTTCACGTTGAGCCTATAGACGAAAGAAAAGGCAGTGCAACTGGCTATATCGCTAAATACATTTCAAAAAATATCGACGGTTACGCGATGGACGATGAAGTCGATAAGGAATCAGGCCAGAAGTGCAAGGACATGGCACGGGCGGTTTCCGCTTGGGCTTCACATTGGAAAATTCGCCAGTTTCAACAAATAGGCGGTGCGCCTGTGTCGGTATGGCGTGAATTGCGCCGCATGGGTGATGATACCGAAGCATCAACAGGTTTAGATGTTGAATTTGCCGAAGTCCATAAGGCCGCTGACACAAGCAATTGGAGCGAATACACCAAATTGCAAGGTGGTGCATTTGTACGTCGTGCCGACCTTATCGCCCGTCTTTGGTATGAGCGCGAAGAAAAGACCAACGCCTACGGTGAGCCTGTTGATTGTATCAAAGGGGTTTACTGTACTTTAGTGGGTAACGACTCCCCAATTATCACACGCATTAAGAATTGGCAGATTGTGCCGAAGTTAGTCGAAGCGACAGCGGAGGCTGGTTTTGATGGCGCGATTAGCGCCCCTTGGAGTTCTGTCAATAACTGTACGCAGGCACGGAGGACGATTAAAGACAAAGAAACGGTTATTCCCGATATTGTGAGAAAAGCCAAAGAAATTGGTATCACTTTAGACCCCGAAAAAGACCCTTTCATGATCCATTCGATAGCAAGAGGGGCAATTTATACAGAAAACGGTCAAAGCGTGAAGTTTCATGCAAATGGCCATATCCAAAAAATCATATTTACGTCAGATAAAGTCAAAAAATCACTGGCTCGGTGTGAGTCGGCTATATCTCGAATTCATCAGAGGATAAAAGAAAATGGCAAAAACAGCAGCGGAGCGCAAAGCGGAACAGCGTAAGCGACAAAAAGACAGTGGCGAAACGAAATTTGAGCTGATGGTTGATAGTCAAGAATTGGAAATGTTGAAAAATAATTGTGCTATTCGTCGACCAGGGCGGGAGCCTTACGAAATGAATGAGTACATTCAACTATTAATTCGCCAAGATACTGCACGACTAAGTGACAAAATTCACGAGTTATCAAAATCAACCTGTAAAAGATGCGGTGAGCAATTACCTGTTAGTCAGTGTTGCTTATCAGGTGCGGCTGATTGTTGGAATACAAACGGCTGGCATGATTTGAAGTTGGATAATATTGCTGTGACATGTCACAAAGCAGATAGTTTATAAATGAATCACATAACCCTGTAATTCAAAAGAAATTTTAATTATTTCTGATTTACAGGGTTTCCCAATGACTTTATTTATGTATACTGTAAAAATATCCAGTATACAAATGGGAATTTGAATATGAGCGATTTATTACAGGAATCGGTAGCGTTTGAGCGCATTAGTGTTATTGCAAAGCTGGGGAGTTTAGAGGGTTGCAACCATTATGAGCGTCAAGTTGTACTCACACTGATTACTGAACTTGCAGACGGTGCAAGGGAAGAAATAGCAAAAAAGAGCAATCAAAAAATTAGGCTGCTAAATAGCAGCCCTGATGTAAGCCAGCAATCATGCACCCTTTGAGGTTAATAACCCTAGCGCCAGTTGGCGCTGTTCAGGGTTAAATTTTTCAATCATGGATTGAATCAAATCATCTGAGTGGGCGCTAGGGCTGATTGTGTGACTAAACGTTAGATTTAAAACATAGGTGTGACCGCATTCAACATCATTACAGGCGCAATAAAGGTCTGAAATTTCACGATGTTTACGATTCGATTTGCGAATTGTCGCGCGTTGGCCGCAAATGGGGCAGAATATTTTTAATACTCGCACGTTCCAGACCTCCGATTGTTGATAACGTCTTAATTTTACCCTATTTTTAGACATTATTCATTTTCCTTAATGATATTTTGACGGAAATTTAATTTCAAAGACTCATTTCTACCGATTTCACTATTAACCGCATTCATAAATAAATTTTGTACGGGGATAACTTCATCTTGTCGATAGGCTTCTCTTGCTTTTAAGGGGTCACCTAATCCGCCAGAGCCTAAGCCGGGAATGATGCCAGCAAGGCCAGCGGGGAAGCGGTGAGCATTCAAGATATCTTGCGCACTAATACTTTTCACATTGCTAAACTCATCGTTTGCAGAGATATCCCCAACGGGAATAAATTTGATGCCGTCAGGGTCACCATTCGGCACACTCACAAACATAGTTTCAAAATTACCAATCCCTTTGCTTTGGCTGAGTTTTTGGATAATTTGTTCTTCTACTTCGTCGGTCATATTCGGGTCATTACAGTAAATCATCCCGCCCGTGTGTGCCCCGTTATGGTAATAACGACGACGAAATATAGTTGCTTCACTGTTCAGTAAAGCTGCGTGGATACCGCCAATATAGTCCGGTAAACCGTAGACTTGCTGTTGTGGGTCATACATCTTGATATAAATGATTTCATCAGGGGTATAAACTAGATGTTCACCTTCTTGTAAAATGACAAAATCACCGTCTTTACGCCTGCGCAAGTAAAGTGAGGGCAAAACCTCCAGTCCGATGGTTTCGCCCCAACCGTTACGCACTTTTAAAATGGCCACATCACCAAACAAAAAATAATTAAAAACGGCTGCTTTTAGTTGCTCATGGGTTAGGCCACCGCCTATATAGTCACTGGTAACCATATTATGACGAGCATAAAGAACGCCCCCATGTTGGCCATTTAAATTCACTAACTGCGCAAGTGCTTCACGGTCTATTGGGGGTGTCCAATGATCAAAATCATTGTCATACCAAATATTTTGATAATCAGTATGAGTCGTTAAAATCGGCTCTGGTTTGCCAAGAACGATGCTAAATGCTTTTTTTGGCGCAGTCGTAGTCTGTGTCATTTGTTTACGAGAATTCCGTTTCTTTTTCATTATGCAGCCTTTGGTAATATATATTTAGATTTGCGCTTTTTATCCGTGTTAAGCGGCTCTTTAATTACTGCGTGAGACGTTGCCCAGAAAACATCCGCGTGGCCTGTTTCTTGTGTTCTATCTGCGACGAATGTCATTGCGCCACCTTTACCTGTAGTTGTGTGACGGATGCATAAAAATGACGCGGGGATTTCTTTCTGATCCATATCCCATTCAATGCGTTCTTCGTCGACAATATCTATCATTTTCATCACAAGTTGCGTTTTCATTTGCAGACTATAAAGAATGGGCTGTGTGATACGTGGCGCAAAATCTTGCACCATTTCATATACGGATTGACCTATCCCTGTGGTATCAATGCCAATATGTGTGAAACGATATTTCTTGGTTAAGTCTTCAATCAATTTTGCTTGATGTCGCCAGCTAAACCCTTGCCAATAAAATGTTGCCAATACCCGAAATACTTCGGGTGCCATCATGGGTGGTGCAACGATAACAAATGTTGACGTGTCGCCAGAGCGTGCAGGGTCATACCCGCCCCACACTTCGCGATTGCCAAATGGGCGCGGGTCGTCGGGTTTATGGTCTTCCCATAAATTCACATCAACACCGCATTTCATTAAGGTGTCATATTTAAAGACAGACTTACCACTATCAATAAATACGCACATATACAACATGTTGAATGTGTCAGGGTTATATCGTTGTCGTAATTTATCGATAGACGCTAAGTTAAAGCCGCCTTTTATCGCATCTTCAAGGGTAATGATATAGCGCCATTGCCCATCGGGGCACTCACGCCCCCCGTCACGCATTTCTTTCTCACTTGGAAACTCGACGTTCTTACGTTTAGGGTCATTGCCGCGCCATTCATCCCCCATCCAAAATGGATAAGCTGGATGTGTTTTAGAGCTAGGCGTGGAAAAATAGGTGATACGCCAGCGGTCATGTGTTGCCATTGCAGATGCAACATCATTTAAGCGTTTAAAATCAGGAACCCAAAAATATTCGTCACAATATAAATGACCACTATAAGATTGAGCCGTGTTTTTATTGGTGGATAAGAAGCGCAGCTCTGCGCCATTGCTTAAACGGATGGGATTACCCGTTAGCGATACACCAAAGAATTGCTCCGCAATATTCACAATATATGACCGGAATACTTCCGCTTGGGGTTTTGACGCAGATAAAAATATCTGCGGGTCACCCGTCAAGCAGGCATTCTCAAAGGCTTCAAAGGAGAAGTACCACGTTGCCCCGATTTGACGGCTTTTTAATATATTGCGCACTGCCTGCGTGATATTAATGCGCAAATGCTTTTGATAACCAAACAGCATTTCATCAGCAAAGCGTTGGAAATCTTCTGGCGTCAGGCTAGAAATGTCATTTTTACGATAACGTTTCTTTTTCTTCGGTTCGCCATCTTCATTCATTGTATAATCAGCACCGCCTTGCATATCCGCTGATTGCGATTTTAACGCTGCCATTTTTTCAGCGTGTTTATTCGCTTGCGCCATTAATTTAACGTGGCTAGCAATCAAGCGGTCTAACTCATCTAATTCAAGCTCCGTTTTTTTAGTTCGCTCGCTCAATAAAACAATGCGACGGTTAATTGCTTCAATCACACTCTCATGACTGAGCATATCTGCCCAATTCCATTTTTCTGCCCAATAGTAAACAATCCGACGATTAGGCAGGCTCAATTCCTCCGCGATTTCCGCTGGAGTATAGCGTCGCAAATATAACGATTTTGCGACCTGTATTTTTGCATCCGTGTATTTAGCCATAGTAGATGCATTGTGCCCCGACCTTTAAACGCTGGCATTAAGCGGCTTTCGGCAAAGCATTTATAACCGAATCGAACTTGTCGCCAGTGAAAAAAATGTGGGCAATACTGAGCACCTAACGAAATGGAAGTAATAAACCCAAGGATGGGAGCAACATGTAAATGTCGCAATTGAGAACAACATGGTTATGTATCGCGACTGAGGGTGACACTGTTGATGGTCGTATTATCGAACGCCAACATTTAATTGAAGCCGCTGAACTTTATGATTACACGCTATGGGCAGCATTGATTTGGCCTGAGCATAACCACGAAGTTGATCCAGTGGGTGAAGTACTTGAAGTCATGCTTGATGAAGATAATAACGGAAACTTGCAACTTTTAGCGATTATCCGCCCATTTGTCAGTTTGCTATTAGCAAATACAGAAGATAAGTGGCTATTTACCTCGATTGAATTAACGCCAGATGGAAATTTTCGCGGTACGGGAAAACACTATTTAGAAGGTCTGGCTGTTACTAATAGCCCGGCAAGCGTAGGAACAACACGGCTACACTTTAGCCGCAACAAATCTAAGGATGGAACCATGTCAGACAAAAAAAACTGGCGCAAAAAATATAATATCGCAGACCCTGCACCAACACCGGAACCAACACCGGAGCCAACACCTAACCCCGACCTTCAAGAGTTAGCCGAAGCGCTGGCAGCTGCAGAAGATAAAATTGTAGAGCTGGAAGCGAAGCTAAATGAAACGTCGCAGGAAGTGACTGAAGTTCAAGAAGATATCGAAGTAGTAAAAGAAGTCGTCGATACAAATGAATTTAAACAGTTGCGTGATAGTTTGCCGGATTTAGTTAAAAATTTCAGCAAACTAGATAAGGTTGTGACTAAAAAACCAAATCCAAATCCTAACGGGGATAAAAACGCTCGTTTTAATTTTCTGTAAGGATAAAAAGGAAAGGAATCCATGCAATTAAATACTCGTGCAAGGCAGTTTCTAAAAGAATATGAAGCTGGTCTGCGTAAAAGTTATGGGGTTGACGATACGTCAAAATACTTTGCCATAACTGATCCAAAAGAAACATCATTGCGCAATGCGTTGATGGAGCAATCTGCATTCTTAAACATGATTACATGTGCTGATGTAGACCAACTCCAAGGGCAAGTCGTATCAGTAGGAAACCCCGGTATTTTTACAGGTCGTAAGCAAGGTGGGCGTTTTATTCGTCAAACTGCGAACGATGGTAATGAATATAAACTGGTTGAAACTGATTCCGGTGCAGCACTTGATTGGGCGCTTTTATCTGTATGGGCGAACTCGGGGTCTGAAAATGAGTTTTTCCAACGCATGCAAGCCTTTACTAATGAAACGTTTGCATTAGATATGATCCGAATCGGTTGGAATGGTACGCATGTAGCAAAATCAACAGATTTTGAAGCCTATCCGAACGGAGAAGACGTCAATATTGGTTGGCATCAAATCGCAAAAGATTGGGACGGTGGTAAACAGGTAATTACTGACCCAGTCAAATTAGATGATAAAGGGGATTATCGGTCATTAGATGCAATGGCATCCGACCTGATTAATACCTGTATTCCGGTGCAATACCGCAGTGACCCACGCTTAGTTGTATTAGTTGGGCCTGATTTAGTCGCGGCTGAACAATACCGACTTTATCAAGCGGCTGACAAACCAACAGAAAAAATCGCAGCTCAAATGTTGGGAACCACAATTGCGGGTCGCCCTGCGATTATCCCGCCATTTATGCCGGGCAAACGCATGGTTGTGACATATCTGTCAAACCTGCATATCTACACCCAACGCAATACGCGTCAGCGTAAAGCGGAGTTTGTAGAAGACCGTAAGCAGTATGAAAACAAATATCTGCGTAATGAAGGATATGCGCTGGAATATCCAGAGTTATATGCCGCTTATGATGAAAGCGCGGTCACAATTGGTGAAATTACTGAACCTGCTGAAAAGGTCGGTGAATAAACCATGTTATCACCTGCTCAACGTCATCGGGCTAGTGTTGAACTACGCCAAAAGCTAGAACAGCAACAGGCCGTCACTATCGCAGATGGTGCTAGTATGCACTTACAGGCGAGAGCGATTGAGCAGGATGTCAAAAGATTGCGTGAGCAACCGACAACGGCTGACCGCGTGGAAATGAAAAAGCGGGAGTTACTCCCCGCTTATCTTCCCACCGCTGAACGCTATTTGTCCGAGGGGGAGGTCTACCGAAACCCGATTTTTGCTTACTGCACCGTTTGGCTATTTGATGTTGGGGATTTCGACAAGGGATTGGATTGGGCAGATATTGCCATTGAGCAAGGACAGCTCACCCCTGACAATTTCCGCAGTAATTTTCCGGCCTTTGTCGCTGACACTATCTTAGCGTGGGCAACATTAGAAAATGAAGCGGGAAACAGTATTGAGCCTTATTTTTCAAGAACCTTTAAAAATGTCACTGAAAAATGGCGAGTTCACGAAAAAATCAGGGCGAAATACTACAAATTTGCTGCATTGAATTTGCTAAGAAGCAATATCAATCAGGATGCGAAAGCCAGTGCCATTGACTGTGTCGATACATTGGAACAGGCCGCATCCTATATGGAAAAAGCACGACAGCTTAATCCTAAGGTGGGTGTTGATACGCACTTAAAACGGATCGCAATGCGCATTCGAGCGTTAACAGCCGAATAAAAACGACTACCGCAAGCCAATCGGGCGTGGTGGAGATGATGCAATTTATTGCTTTCAGTCTTGGAAGCCAGTCAGCCCGATTTTTTAAAGGATAAAAAATGAAAGCATGGATGATAGGTGTATTTTTTGCGCTGGTATTTTCAATGAGTTTAATTGTCGGTAATAAATTTGATATTGAAATATTAACGGATATTGGTGTTTCAATGGCGTGGGTATCTATTATTTTTTATTACATTATTTCCGCGTCGATTTCATTAGCTCTATTTTGTTTTTCGTTTGGTGATGCAAAGCAAAAGGGAATTTGTAGAGAATTTATTTTAATATTTAATGAAACTAATTCAAAGCCAAGAGCACTTTTCTATTTAATAAATAACGTTTTCGCAATTGCGTTTCTATTTTTATCGGGATTTATTATCACAGGTGTAAGTCTTGCTGTAATGGCTCTTGTATCGCGATATCTAATTAAAATTGCGGTAAGGAAAATATTATGCTCAATGGCAATGAATTAAATTATCAGTCCGTTGAAATAACGAATGATGTTTTTTGGCCTGATATTAATTTAGCTGATTTTCAAAAACAGCGGAAAATACCGATTGATTTAGACAGTGAGTTATTAACCGATGCGCTCTTAGCCAGTATTGCTGAAATTAATTTATCCCTTGATTCATTAAAAAGACAGTTATTGTCGAAAGGTTATAACACTGCCAGTGATGCACCGGGGGCAAAAGCGAACGGACAAAACGCATTATGTGCACAATATAAAAAAGCACTCTATGCAAGGGCAAAGGCTGACTTAATTGGCGAGTTTAATTCTGTATCAAGTCGCGCTCCGAATCCAAAGCAAGAAAACCCAGAAACTAAAAACAGTTTACTTGCAGAAGCTGCGTTTGTTATTAGAAACATGAAAGGCTTAAAACGTGTCACGGTGGCAATGATATGAGCAAATTACAAAGTCTAACCCAGTTTTTAAAAGCGAATTTACCTGAGCGAGTTTGTCAGGTCGAATTCACTAGCGAAACGGACGAAATTCAATTTATCCGCGCGCATAAAAATTTCGGGTTAGAGCAGTATCAAATGATGATACGCCAATGTGATGCGCTGATTTCTTGGGGGCGCTTTCCTTATCGCGAAATTCACCCTGATTATATTCCCCTGCTTATTGATGCATGGGCAAGTGAACAAGATAACGAGCTAGGTAATAGCAATATTGAGCAAGAGCTCCCGTCAATGACGGTTGATGTTGACGATGAAACCGCCGTTATTGTTGTCTCTATTTCATTATTTGAGCCCGTTGTCATGAAAGAAGATCCAAATGGTATCGTTCCATTTGATGGTAAACGTTGGTCGCTGGCAGATACCGAGTTTGGTTATGCCGAACACGCTGAAATTTATAGCGACGTGAAAAATGATAATTAATGGTCAGCTTAATAAAAGCCAGTTTGCGGATATGCAAAAAGCCTTAAAAGGCTTGGAGTTGCCACCCAAAAAACGACAACGATTTTTATGGCGCATGGCGAAACATGGCGTAATTGCAGCCGCTAAACGAAATGTTAAAAATCAACAATCGCCAGACGGAAAAAACTGGCAGGCCAGAAAAAGCCCTTGGCGTAAAAAGATGCTGCGTAACATGCCTAAGTTACTGCACATTAAAGAAATGCCACAAGTTGAAGCAGTACGCATTTATTTACAAGGCGGCAAGTACCGTAATGGGGCTAAAAATGTGCCTGCTGGCGTTGTCGGGTATGCCCAGCAACATGGGATGAATGTCACTATCAGCCGAAAGCAAGTGCAAAGTCAGCAAAATAGTGATCCGAACCGATTAGCGACCCGAAAACAGGCAAAGAAACTGCGCGACTTGGGATACCAGGTCAAAACAGGGAAACGGCTTAAAAAGCCAACGGTAAAACAGATAACAGAAACCATGTCTTTTAATCAAGCGGGTTTACTTATCAAAAAGTTAAGTGGAAAAACAGCGAAAGCCAGTTGGACAATTGACGTTCCCGCACGTGTTTTCCTCGGCATGAGCGACAGCGATTTTAAAAAGGCACTCGCAAGGCAGTTACAAGGGATTGGATTTGGCGCTGATGTTAAAGCGCAGGATATTAAATAAAAGGACTTAACTATGTGGCCTAACATTCAGGTTAATCAAGTCAATCAGTTACAAGGCGAAACCAAAGAAATTGAGCGTGTTTTGCTGTTTGTGGGCAAAGGGAAAAGCCATATTGGTGAAACCTTACCTGTTAATACTCAAACTGATTTAGATACATTATTGGGGGTAGAAAATAGCCCTTTAAAGTCGAATATCAAGGCAGCAATGGCGAATGCGGGGCAGAACTGGTTTGGTTATGTTCACGTCTTACCGGAGAGCGCAGCCGAAACCGATTTTGTTGATGCGGTAATGAAAGCGCAATCTGTTGCCAGTGTTGAGGGCTATGTCTATATCGGTGACACCACGAAAGCAACCATTAAAGCCGCGCAAACACTCCGCGCAAATCTAATGGCGAAATTTGGGCGCTGGACATGGGCAATTCTTTCCGTCGCAGGTTTACAAGCAAAAGAAACGTGGCAGCTAGCATTAACGCGCCTTGGTGAACTTCAAAAAGGCGAAGCGGTTGAATCTATTCAATTAGTGCCCACATTTTGGGGAAATGAAGCTGGCGTATTGGCGGGTCGTTTATGTAACCGTGCGGTTACCATTGCTGATAGTCCGGCTCGGGTGAAAACAGGCGCTTTGCTTGATTTAGGTAGCGTTGATAAACCTAAAGACGATAGCGGTGTAGAAATTGATTTAGCCACCTTGCAAGCGTTGGAAAAACTCCGTTATAGCGTGCCAATGTGGTACCCCGACTATGACGGCATGTATTGGTCGGATGGTCGCACTTTAGATGTTGAGGGCGGTGATTTTCAAGCGATTGAAAACCTGCGTATTGTTGATAAAGTCGCGCGTCGCGTTCGTTTACAAGCTATTGCAAAAATTGCAGACCGTAGCTTAAACAGTACACCAAACAGCATTGAAACTCACAAATCCTATTTTGCTCGCACCATGCGTGAAATGTCACGCAGTGCAGAAATTAACGGTGTTACGTTCCCCGGTGAGTGCAAGCCACCGCAAGACAATGACGTCGTGATTGTGTGGAAAACAAAAAATACCGTTGAAATTTATATCACAGTAAGAACGTATGAATGTCCGAAAGGAATTACGGTCAGTATCTTACTGGATGCTAGCTTGGAGAGCGCATAATGAGCCAACGTTTATCTGGTCAATCCTTTGACTTTAATATTGATGGTGACTTAATTCACGTCGAAAAAGTGAGCCTATCCATTACTGATAATACCGCAGCCGCGCAAACCAAAGGTATGCCCGACGGCTTTGTCGCGGGTGATGTGAGCGCAGAGGGTGAAATCGAAATTAGTACAAAATATTTTGAGATTATCGTCGCAAAAGCGCGGGCGGCAGGTTCATGGCGTGGGATTAAGCCAATGGATTTCCTTTGGTACGCCAAGGCGGGCAATGAAGAAATGAAAGTCGAATCATTCGGTAATAAATTGATTTTGACTGATATTTTAGATACTGACCCCAAAGGTGGCGCACTCACTACTCACAAAATTAAATATCTGGTCACCAGTCCTGATTTTGTGCGTATTAAAGGCATTCCTTATTTGGAATCTGAGTTAACTCAAACCCTTATCGGATAATAGGGATAATTTGTTCATGGAAGAACACGAAAAAACATTTATTACAATGGTTATTATCGGGGCGCTAATTAGCATTGGTCAAATGCTAACAGGGGCTGAACCTATCACCATCAAGTTATTTGTGAGTCGGGTAATTTTAGGGGCGGCAACCTCTGTCGCTGCCGCTGCACTTTTAATTTGGATCCCCGACCTTTCACCGCTTGCTCTTGTTGGGTGTGCGTCCGCATTAGGGATTGCCGGATATCAAGCGGTTGAAATGTGGATTAGAAAACGTGGAAGCGCACTGTTAAAAGGGAAATTTAAGCAATGAGCAAATTACCACCAAGAGGCATTCGTAACAATAACCCCGGTAATATCCGCCACGGTGATAAATGGCGAGGTTTACACCCTGAGCAAACAGATAAATCATTTTGCCGATTTATCGCACCGGAATGGGGGTATCGGGCGCTGTTTATTTTAATGCGTACCTATGAGCGAAAACACAAAATTTGCTCTATTCGTGAAATTATTAACCGTTATGCACCGCCAGTGGAAAATAACACGGAGGGCTATATTCAGCGTGTTGCAAAAGAGTTAGGGGTTAGTCCTGATGATTGCTTATCTGTTATGCAAAAAGACGTTTTGTTTGCTTTAGCGGATGCCATTACTCGTGTCGAAAATGCGGGGCAGCAACCTTGGGGCATTGCCGAATTTGAAAAAGGATATGCATTAATATGACAAAACAACTCGCGCTGATAATTGCTTTATTGGCCTGTGCCTTTGGCGCGGGTTGGAAAGTCAACGGCTTATATCACGATAGCATTGAGCTAACCGCAAGTAGGACAGCAGCAAAAATCAAAGGGGATATTGAAAAGATATCGAGTGAGTCCGGTCAAAAGCTGGAAGAACAATTGGAGGGGATTGCCAATGCTGCCCCCAGAGAAATACGCACTGAAATTATTAAGCCTGTGTTTACTAACGTTTGTGTTAGTGATGAGTTTGTCAGCATGTACAACCAAACCGCCGACAATATCGAGCGTGAATTATCAGGAAAACCTGTTAAAAAAATGCTCGACGGACATTCCGAGACTCGCAGGAACAACAGGCCGTGATATCTCAGAGCCATTAGAAAAAATGGCTATTCTATACGGTCAATGTGCCGCACGGCACAACCAATTAACGGACGAAATCAGAAAGAGAAAGGAACTATCTCATGACTAAAAAAATTATTACGTTAACTATCAATGAAAAAGACGTTAGCTTTGAGCCAAATATCACGGCTTATAACGGCATGATTAACGATATGTCGATGGATAATAAAGTTGCCCCGCTCACCACTTATTTAAAACGTATTGTCACCGCTGAAAGCAAAGAATATTTAGACGAATTACTCAGCTTTCCGGGGGCTGCCGCACAGCTAGCCGAAGCAGTAAACAAAGAATACGCGCCAAAGCTGGAAATTAGCGTAAAAAACTAAAAAACCGTGTTCGTGCAATTGAGCGCAATGAGTTAGAGCAATTCATTGCGCTCAGAAAACACTACTTACCTCATGAGCCGGACACGGAAGAAAATATCGCTACTGCAATCTGGTTAGATAACCGTCACTGGGAAAACACGCAAATTGCAGTCGCAAACGGAATTGTATTAGCGTTTAAAGGTGACTCATGAGCGAGTTAGATTTTACTCTCAGCCTTATCGACAATATCACAAAGCCTATTCGACAAGTGCAATCGGCTGTCTCTAATTTTGCTAGAGATAGCCAAGTCGCCTTTGGTAAAATTGCTGTAGGCGGTGCAGGTCTTGCCGGGGCGTTCTGGTCTATTAAAAGCATTCTTGACCCTGCCATTGAAATGAATGACGCCATGATGAGTGCATCATTACAGGGTATTGATGATGGCATCATGTCTAAAGTGTCTAAAGACGCCCTGAAATTCGCATCCCAATACGGAAAATCATCCATTGATTTTGTCAATTCCACTACGGCAATCAGTAAAGCCATTAACAATGTCACACAGCAAGATTTGCCGCAATTAACCCGTATTACCAATACGACAGCCGCTGCATTGAAAGCCACATCAACCGAAGCCACCGAATACATGGGGCAAATGTTCAATCAGTTTGAAAACCAAGCCAATGCCGTCGGTCATGTTAAATTTGCCGAAGATTTGGCAGGTAAGGCCGTGTATATGTCAAAAGCATTTGGCGTATCGATGGCTGAAATAACAGGTTTGATGGAGGGCGCAAAAAATGCAGGTACGCAATTTGGCGTCGGGATTGATGAGCAGCTTGCGGTATTGGGTGAACTGCAAAGAACGCTAGGCGGTGAGTCGTCGGGAGCGTATGAAGCATTCCTCAAAACAGCTACCGATAGCGGTAAAAAACTCGGCCTGTCATTCGTCAATGCGTCAGGTCAGATGTTATCCATGCCTGAAATGCTGGATAAATTGCAAGCCAAATACGGCAAGAGTATTGAGGGCAATTTAAAAGCCCAAAAAGAAATTGAAGCGGCCTTTGGTGATTCTGCCGTTGTGGTCAAACAGCTTTATGGCAATGTTGATATTTTGCGTAAAAATATTGGTTTCTTGGGTGCCAGTGATGGAATGAAGCGCACCACGGAGCAAGCCGCAAAATTAGCCAATCCGTGGGAACGGCTTATGTCTATTTGGCAATCTATCCGTATCGCCATTGGTATGACGTTATTACCTGTCATTACCCCATTAATCGATAAACTCGCGGAAGGCGGTCAAACCCTTGTACGATGGTTTACGTTATTCCCCAATATTGCGCGATGGGTCGGCTATATCACCATGGGCACACTCGGATTTGCTGCCGCAGGTGCTGCCGCCAATATCGTGATGGGTATTTCCAAATTTATCATGGCAGGGTTAAGTATCATCATGGGGGTATTTAGTGGCGTACTAAAAATGGGCACTGCTGCTATTTGGCTATATCGCACAGCAATATTGGCATGGAATACCGCACTTAAATTTATTCGTGGCACATTGTTAGCGGTGCGTATTGCGGCAATGGCGGCAGGTGTTAGCTTTTCATTTATGAGTTGGCCTGTCTTATTAGTTATTGGCGCTATCGCGCTTTTAGCTTATGGCATTTATAAACTCATTAAACATTGGGATGATGTTAAAGCTGCAGTAATGAACACAACAGCATTTAAAGTGGTTGCGATTGCAGTGCGTGCCGTCGGGCTTGTTGCTATGCAGGCGTGGGAATGGATGTCACAAAAGTGGCAAGAATTTACGGCCTATTTTGCTGATACATGGGCATTCAAGGCGATCATGATTGTGATTGACACTTTGAAGGCTGCATTTATTCAAACGTGGCAGGCCATTACGGATGGGTGGAATACGGTTTGCAATTTCTTTAGTGATTCACCTATTGATAAAACATTTGAAGCAATGGGAAATAGTATTAAAGCTATTTTTTCAAAGGTTTGGCAATCAATTACGGATTCTTTTCGTAGTGTATATAACACCATTGTAGAAACACTAAATTACTTGCCGGGCGTCAATATTGAAACCAAAACCACAGGAACCGTTGACGGCTCACCCGCCCCAGCAGGCGCGGCAGGTTTATTAGTCGGTGGGCAACTTAGCGGTGTAGAAAAAGGCGGCATTAGTCGGCAAATCAGCAATAACCGAACCCAATCGATTGATAACAGCAAGCGATACGATACAGTAAATATCAATGTGAAAAACGGAATGTCACCAACGGATTTAGCGGAATGGACTGCGCTTGATAATGGATAATTTACTCTACATTGATTTATTAATTACAAACCGAGATTTGACATTAAACTCCGGCAATGAGCCGGAGTTATGCAATAACCGTCAATCAATCACCCAAGATGTGGCACACCGTATTATTGAAAGCGGACTCGCCACCCAATTAGTGGCAGAGCGTAGCCCAACATTACGCGCGGACATTCGCACGCAAATGGAAATCTTGGTTGAAAGTGATGAACGGTTAGTTCCGGGTACCGTTGTGATTGATGAAGAAAATACTAAGCGACTTTGGGTAACTGCGGATACGTATGATTTTGGCCGTATCAATTTAGGGGTAAATTATGAACAGTAAAAAAATCCCTGAAATTGATTATGAACAGGTTTTACGTGATAGAGGGATGCCAGTCTCAGAGGAAGAAATTAGCGATAAATTTGCGGAAATTGTCCACGATGAGGGCTTTGTTACTAACACCTCGGACATGTCACCGTTTTGGCGCTTGATTAATACCATTGTAACAAAGCCTGTTCGCTGGCTCACGGAAGCATTAATTAATGTCACCTTGAAAAATATGTATTTAGCCACTGCATCAGGGCAGTGGCTAGATATGTTTGCATGGGGCGTCAATTTAACGCGCAAGCCTGCTACCGAAGCAAAAGGCGTCATCCGTTTTTATCGTACCGCAGGTGCAGGAATAGTCACCATTCCTGCCGGAACCATAGTGCAAACAGAGCGTATCAACGGAATTATTTACAGTATGAAAACCGTTGAAACGAAAGCGATAAATACCGATAGCGCATTAGTGCCGGTTATCGCTGAAAATGCCGGAGGGGCTTACAATCTTGCTCCTGGTTATTTTCGTATTTTACCCGTAGCGATTGCAGGGATTGAGCGTGTTCAAAGTGAAGAAAATTGGTTATTGGTTCCGGGTGCGAATGCAGAAAGTGACAATGATTTGCGTGACCGCTGCCGCAATCAATACAACTTAGTCGGTCAATATCATACCGATGCGGTTTATCGCGGCATGATAGCGAATGTTGTTAGTTTGAGTATTGACCGTATTTTCTTTTTACATGATGCCCCTCGCGGGGCGGGAACGGCTAATGCCTATTTGTTATTAGACAGTGGCGTCACCAGTCAGCCATTTATCGACAAAGTGAATGATTATATTAATGCACAAGGCCACCACGGGCACGGTGATGATATGCAGTGCTTTCCTATGCCGGAAACACAGCACGCATTAAAAATCACGTTATTTGTGCAAAGCGTGGAAAACTTCACGGCTGAGGAACTGCAAAAACTTAAACAAGATGCGGGTGATTTGGTGCGTTGCGCCTTTCGTGAGAACACCGATTATGACGTTAAAAAAACATGGCCATATTCGCGTTTTTCATTCTCAAATTTAGGTCGGGAGCTACATAAACAGTTTTCCGTTCTGGACTCTATTGTGTTTAGCATTCCCGACATTGTCAGTGATTTAAGCGTCCCGCGCCTAAAATCGCTCACGATAGAGGTGCAAAATGCCCGAGTTTAAAGAACGATTAAAGCGATTGCAGTTGCCGTCATGGATGAACCTTGGAGAGCTTGCCACTTTATTACGGTCAGCTAAGCGATTTTGGGAAATAGTTTATAGCTGGTTAACGTGGCCTTTGGCGCAATTAGACCCCGATACATGCACCGAGCCATTATTAAACTTGTTGGCCTATCAGCGAGATATTCACCGCTTTAATAATGAACCGTTAGATTTATACCGTAAGCGCGTGAAATATGCATTTATCAACGCTAAAGACTCCGGCAGCGTCGCGGGGTTTATTGAGATATTTAAACGCCTTGGCGTCGGCTACGTCGAAATTAACGAGCGACAGCCGGATATTGACTGGGACGTCATTATTTTTCGGGTCAGCGACGGTCAAATCGCCAATAACCCGGATTTGTTATTACAAATCATTAGGCAGTACGGGCGAACATGCAGACGCTATCGCTTTGAAGTCATGTCAGTACATGAGTTAGGAATGCGTGTGGGCTTTGTTGAAGCCGATTATATTTGCTATTACGCCACACTGCCAAATCAGCCGTTATTTATACGAATTGGACAAATTACCGCGTCAAGTGAAACCTTTGGCGCATCATTAATGTAAAGGACTACATTCATGGCATCAGTTATTACAGTTGCTTTCGAAAATTGGAAAGCCCAAGAAGCGGCAAGCGGTAAGGCCGTATTGTTGGATGAATTCGTGTTCGCTAATGTGCCGAATTTAGACCCGACACAACCGATTGACCGTAACGAAAAGTTACCCCCTGCAAATCAAATTGTTCACCGTCAAGCGGTCAATAAAGCAGGTTTAGCCAGCGAAAATGCCGTGGCCTATAGCGTCACATTGGGCGCAGAAGTCGGTAACTTTGATTTCAACTGGATAGGCTTATTAAATAAAGCTTCCGGCACCGTGGCCATGATTACCCATGCGCCACTCCAAAAGAAACTCAAAACCCAAAATGGGCAGCAAGGAAACGTGTTAACCCGTTCATTTATATTGGAATTTCAAGGGGCAGCCGAAGAAACGCAAATCAAAACCAGTGCGGAAACGTGGCAGATTGATTTTACTGCTCGTTTGTCGGGCATTGATGAAATGCAGCGCCTGATTAATGTTGATAGCTACGGCGCGGCTGCATTCTTTAATGATGGTTTTGAAGTCACCCGCAGTGGTGAACAATATACGGTAAAAAAAGGGTTGGGCTATGTAGGCGGTTTGCGCGGTGAACTGGCACAAAACCAGATTTTAAATGGCCTGCGCAATACTAAGGTTTACGCTGATTTTTCTTATCAGGGCAACATTGTTAGCCAATGGAATACCGTTGTTAAAATCACATCAGCAGCAGCATTAAATAATTACGTTGATGCAGCTGGATTTACTCACCAAGTATTTGCCATTGCCAGCATTGATGCATCAGGGAATGTAAAAGATTTACGTCCGATGGGTGCATTAAGCAGCCAAGAAATTAGTGCGTTAGAAACCCGCTTTAAATTGGATTTAAGTAAAAAAATTGATAAAGCCAATATTACAAGTCAAACAGGCAATAGCACTGAATTGGTTGTTAATCAGCATTTGTTAACGACTGAGTTAGGCAAGATGCAACCTTTGGGAAGTTATGCAACCACTAGTGATCTAGATAATGGCCTTGCATCAAAATTTGATAAAAAAGGTGGAAATATAATTGGTCAGGTCACTATTGGTAATAGGTTAACTGTTGATAATTCAACAATAAAAATCAACGCAACTGATAAGTGGCCAGGAATATCGATTGAGCGTCAAGATGCCAATTCATTAAGGATAGAAACCCCTTCTGATTTAAATGACCGAATTTTAGATATCTCATTAAGAGATAATAAAAACAACCGCATTAATACAGTAATCATACCTAAAAAAAGTGGAACCGTGATGTTGGGAGGGGATTACGGTTTGGGTGCGTCAGAACTTATCCAATATACAGATAATGGTACATCTATTACTAACAAAGTAGGGTTCTATGGAATTTCTGAATCAGACCCCAATAAAATCCCCGGGGGAGGTGGTGGTAATTTTGTACAAATCGGGGCTGGTGCATACTTTTGGCAACTAGGAAAATCAAACTTAGGTAATGCTATTTATATTCGTCCTACCACTAATTCAGTAATGGGCAAATGGATAAAAATATGGTCTGAATCAAACACAGCCATCGACAGAAATGGCAATTTAAAAGTATCAACCATTGATTCAGAGTTAAGCGATTGCCAAGTCGGGGTACCACTACCATGGCCTCAATCAATAGCTCCCTCTGGGTATCTGGTTTGTAATGGTCAATCATTTAATAAAACAACTTATCCTCTTTTAGCTAAAGCGTACCCAGCAGGGGTTTTACCTGATTTGCGCGGTGAGTTTATTCGCGGCCTTGATGCTGGAAGGAATATTGATTCAGGACGGAGTGTTTTATCATCACAAGGTGACGCGATGAGAGCATTGTCTGGCAGTGTGAGGCTTCAAGGAACAGAATCTATATCACAGGAAACTGGTGTATTTAAAAATGCTGGTACATTCAAAGACGTACACTCTGGTCACGGAACAGGGAATGCGAATAGTAAAATTTTAGGTTTTGATTCATCAGGTGTGACGCCCACAGCAAATGAAAACCGTCCGCGCAACATTGCATTTTTATATATCGTGAGAGCAGCATAATGAAAAACTATAATTTAGAGATTGAACAAGCAGAAATTGGCGCAAATGGTTTAGCAACAAAAGCGGGTTGGATTAAAACGTATATTGCAGACCCACAAACGCGCGAATATGTAAACGCAACGATGGAAAATATTTATTTTGATGTTAGCGTGTCGGCAAGCGCTTATATCGACGCACCTGAATTACCGACAAAAGCGGGCTTTGCGGTGGTGCGTAGTGAAGATGGCTCTAAATGGGAAATCGTGACTGATAACCGAGGAAAAACTGCTTACAGTACGGAAACACGTCAACAGATTGAAATTGATTTTATTGGTGAATTACCAAGCGATTTAACATTGTTAGCACCAAAAACAGAATTTGATAAGTGGAATGGCAAAAAGTGGGTAACAGATACCGAAGCACAAAAAGCGATGTTAGTCGAACAAGCAGAGCAGGAAAAAACGCAGCGTTTAGAAGAAGCAGAGCAAAATATCTTAATGCTTGAGCGCAAAGTGCGCTTAGGAATGGCAACCGATCAAGAAATTGAACTTCTTAGGCAATGGGAAATTTACAGTGTCAAAGTATCTGATATTGATACATCAACCGCACCGGATATTGAATGGCCAGTGAAACCATAGTTCACCCAAGATGGCGTAAATCATTGATGAAAATGTCCCCGACCATGTCGGGGCTAACTTGTTCGATGGTGCCTGCCCATCCATTTATTTACGGGCTTGGGCAAAAAACAGATACAGGTTGCTATTTAAGCCCAACCAATGCCATTAATCATATTGCAAAGAAATTGGCAGGTGCGGGTGAAACTGACATTGTTGTCATGATGGTATGTGCTAAATCGCAGGTCGAATTTATGTCATTGTTGCAATTGTTTTCGTCTGTATTTCCACTGCCTGTTTTCTCACAGGTGGAACGCATGGCAAAAACAGCGGCTAATCTGCAAGTCACCAAAATGCAATTGCCGGGCAAACAGTTTGGCGGCTTGCCGAACCCGCAGGCACTATCAACATCAACAAGTCGGGCAACAATTAATGCCCAACGGATTGAACAGGCCAAAAATAGCGCAGGCAGTACAAGCGATATCGATGGAATGAAATCTGCTATGTCCAGCTTTAAATCAGCGAGAGAAAACGCACTTAAAGAGATTGGCAATAAACTCACGGATTTACTTGGAAAATCCGTAGTTATTTGGAGTTTTACAGGCAAAGGTACAGGCGATTATTTAGCGGAACGGCTACAAAAAGATATCCCTGAGCCAGATGCCATTTTTACATTGGCTACACTGTTCGCAGGAAGCGAACTTTCATCTTTACAGGGAATGCTTCATGATCCAACAAAATCAATCAACAGCACAGAACCCGACAATCACGCTCGCCCTTGATGGTGAAGCTATTCCGCTAAAAAACATCAAAGTAAATTCGTCAATCCAATTTCAAGACAAAGACCAATCCGGCCAAACGTCCAGCACATCCGTAGCGGAGCAAGGTATTAAGCCGCAAGAGTTACGCATAACGGGCGTGATTAATTTTATTGATGAAAAAATCCTCACGCGCCTATTTACCTTAGCGAGAGCCACCGAAAACGGAAAGCTAAAACGTTATCGGGTAGCTAATCACACCGCTAAAGCGATTAATTTTCGCATTGGTACTTTTACCAACAATCTTGATGCCAGTGAAATTGACGGGCAGATGGCGTGGCAAGTCACATTCACATTAAGAGAGCATTTATCTGTTTCTGAGAAAAAAGACGCCAGAGCCGCAGCCCAAGTCAAAGCGAAAAAGCAGACGGGCAACCCGAAAGCACCGACGGCAGAGTCACAAGAAGAAAAAGACGAATTAAGTTGGTTTGAAAGTACGGTTTTGAAACCGATTGATGATTTAGGGAATAAATAATAATGAAACCCATTAGCCGCTGTTATTTATCTAATGATGAAGTCCATATTGTGGATGCTAAAATCATGCTTGAACTATCAGCGTGTGGTCGAGGCTTTTTAACTGTTGAAACAGAAAACGACTACACAGGTAAATTAGTGCGATTTGATACAGGTTACACGGATTCATTGTATCGGTATTTCACTGGGTACGTTGAACGCTCACAACCTGCCGATAATGGCTTTCAAAAATTGTTTGTTCGTGAGCTCGTTGGCTTGTTTGATAAAATGTGGCCATGTTCATTTCAGCACCCTACATTAAAAACCATCACCGACTACTTACAGGAAAATAGCGGACTAACCTTTATTTTGCCCGATGCGAAATATATCAATACACCTATTCCTCATTTCACCCACAACGGCACTGGATATCAGCTATTAACCAATTTAGGGGCTGTTTTTAGCATCACTGATTATGTGTGGTATCAAATGCCAGATGGTAAAGTTTTTGTCGGCAGTTGGGCTGATTCGATGTTTAAAGCCGATAACTACGAGATACCTGAAGAGTTTTCAAAAAATCAATCTGCAGGTAACAGTGCCACTTATCCATTAATCCCCGCTTTACGTGCTGGAACCGTGGTAAATAATCAGCGGGTTAATAAAATTCAGCTTGAAAATGACGATATTACGCTCTATTGGACAGCCGCAAATCCACTGACAGGGAAAGCCGAAAATAAGAGCCCAATTCAAAAACAAATTGATAAGGCTTACCCCGAATTATCCGCAGGTTTACATTTACCAAAATTCGCGCGAATTGAATCACCTAGCGAGTCAGTTAGTGCCGGTGATATTTCTGACCCATTCAGACCGAAATATGCCGTTGACGTACAATTGCTAGATAGTGACGGTAACGAATCAGCCGCACCAACTTACAAAGCCGTACCTTTACCACTACCAATGGCAGGCGGTGAAAGCGGTATGTTTCAATTTCCACCGGAGGGAACATTAGTCGAAATTGCTTTTGAGGGCGGCAGGCCAGATAAACCGTTTATCCGGCAAACGCTCAGTCAAAATAATACCCTACCGGACATACAACCAGGGGAGCAATTGCAGCAACAGCGAAAAGAAGTTTTTCAGCGTGTAACCCAAGATGGTAGTTGGAACCGTGAAACTGACCAAAGCATTAATGAAGCGTCAATGTTACGTATTATCAAAGCGGACAAAGAACAGCGCGAACTGGTCGCGAGGGAAACCACAGTACAGGCCACCGACACATTAACCGTTCTAGGTACACGAAAATTACTAGCGGGCGCTATACAGCAATTATCAGAGGGTGACTACTCAATCGCCACATCATCAAATTATGTCGCCAGTATTGAAAAAGACATGACACTTGATGTTGGACAAAACTCAACTATCACCGTGGGACAAAAGCTGATAGAGAAAGTTGGACAAATAAAACAAAGTATCGCAGGCGCACAGCAACAAATTATTGCCCCTGTTGTTTGGATAGGTAGCCAGCAAATCAACGTCGCACAGCTAATGATAGACACACTTGATGTAGTGAAAGAATTAGCAGAATTGACAGCAGCACACACTCACAGCAATACAGGCGCACCATTAAACGCGCAAGCGATTAAAGGCACTGGCACCAAGTCAGACACCTTGAATGAAAAGTATTCTCCCGTCATTGGTAAGTAAAGTTATCGTCCACCATTTGCCCACCGAGTGTGGGCTTTTTTATGCGTCCAATATAGCAGCCTGAGCGCAACTCAGAGCGCACCAATCACCCAACCATACCACGCAATAAATAAAATGGATCGCACTTACTGCATTGCGCTAGCGAGTCACAGCGCCCACGAAAGAAAAGATTTCACCACGTAAAACGCACTACACCGCACCCGCCTGCACAATTTGGATCTAAAAATTATTTCAGTTTTAAAATTCTACAAAACATATCGCCAAGTCGCGCCAATACTAGGGAGTTGCAGGAAATCTCAAACTGAAATGTGTGAAAAGAATTTCAATAGATTTCAGTTTTTAGATCACAAAATGGATCACGCAAAAAATACAACACAATGAAAGATAAAAGAAATTTCTATTTTACGTGGGTTTGGTTGGATCGCGATATTCACCGCATAATTTCAGAAAGCCAGTAATCATGCGGCTTGAAAAGAAATGAAAAACTGGAATGAACTGGAAAATTATTTGGGGGAAATTAGCGTGACATACTTTAGAAAAAATAAATCACGCTGTGACATGTCACGAAATTATTGTAAGCGGCCTTGAGTTACTTTTGCATTAGCAACTGATTCACTATCAATATTAATAATGCAGTGATAGGTCATAGGAACCTTTGCATTAAATCCATTTGTGAATTTAAGTTCATCACCAACAAGAGTCATTTGATTATTCTTTTCATCGAACAAGTACCGTGAAAACATAGGTGTCATTATTCCATCAGTCCACTCGTAATCGTACTTTGACAGTTTTTGAATATTGGTTTTACAACTTACAATTAAATCCGCATTTTTCATCATAGAGTTTGCAATGCACTCTCCATCATTCTTAGCACATGCAACAGGGTTTGTATTCGTTGTTTTATTCTCAGAATCACTACTAGCGAAGTAATAAACAATACCTGCAAAAATGACTAGGGCAACAAGACAGCCACCTGCTTTTTGTTTTGCTGTTACTCCGGGTTCTTTCACTCCACAATGAGGACATTGTTTTGCTTTGTCTGATACTTCCTTTTTGCATTCTTTGCATTTTACTAAAGCCAT